CGCTAGATCCAGAAGGGGCGGTCATGTTTGGCGTGGAAATCTGCATCCCACGGATGCTGCAATAGTACCGGGTGACGGTGGCTTGGTCGGGGTTGAAGATTGCAGCGCCGGTCGTGACCGTGGAGACCAAGAACGTGCGGAACTGTCCGTCGCCAACCAAGGCGCAGTTGTTGTGTCTAATAAGAATCCGCGAAAACTTATAACTTCCTGCGGGAAAATACACAGTTTTTGCTGCGTCAACGGCCGCCTGAATAGCAGCAGTATCATCAACAACTCCATCGCCCACAGCGCCATAGTCTTTAACGCTGACGGTATCACGCAACTTAGACTGCACGCTACGCGTTACCGCGCCAACGCCACCCTGAGTGAATAGGATGTCTTCAGAACTAGTGTCTACGGTGCTAAGAGTCTGCACCGTTGAAAACTTGACCAGTGCGCCGACATGCAGTCCTTGCGTGAACGTAACGGTGTTGTTGTCCGTCTCAAGGTAAGATGCGCCGACGTATTGGTTTACGCCATCAACAAACACCATAAGGTTGTTCGCGCCGGCCGCATAGGTCATCGTCGTCAGATTGAAGACGGTCTGCCCTGCGGTCGCAGTCTGAAATTCCTCAAACCCTACATAGGTTTGGATGTCCGACGCATACGCCTTCTTCGTCACGTTGTCCTGAACGACAACGAACAGATCGGTGCCTTCGACCGGCGAGTCTACGAGCGGAAGGTCTGAAATCTTAACGATTGCCATTCATCACTCCAACAGCAGCAAGCCGCCGTTCTCTTGCACCAAGTTTTCGCCGGTTTCGGTTTCCAAATTGCCAAATATCACGTCGCTTGCGTAGCCCGTCAGAAACGAAGCAATGCCGCCAAGCCCTAGCCCGACCGCATTTCGCAAACCAACTCCGAAGCTCATCGGATGTTAATGGGCTTGGCGTACAAGTCGCCGTCAGCCGTTACGCGAATGGCACTCACTCGCCAGGGCGCGCCAGTGCCTTGCGGCACGATGAACGGAATTGGCGTGTTGGCCGGGATCGGAGTGCTGGAAGTCGTTGCCGTCACGCCCTCACCCACGACCACGTACGCGGCTGACGTACACCATACCACTACGCCCTGCGGGCCGGACTGCCAAGTCGCCGTAGAGCCTGCGGTGCCCGTGTACGCTACCGTACGACCGGGGTATACGGCATCGGCCATCGGATTAAGAAGTTCCATGTTCTACCCTCACGCTAAGAAGCGCAGTTTATAAATGGTCGTAAGATACAACGTCAGTATCTCATCAATCAAATTTTGTAGAGGGCTATCCTCTTTACTACAAACCGTGTAACGCATTTCCTCAAGCGTCTTTAGTTCGTCCTGCAAAAAGTCGAGCACATTGTTCGTCTTTTTAGCCGACTGTAGCGCGACTGGGCCAATTAGCCCATACCGGCCTTGATACGCTTCAGCAAATGCGTCCGATAGCTCGATAACCCCCTCGTAAAACTTCTGCAAAGCCTTATGTTTTGCGTAGTTACGGGTGTTCAAGTGCGTCGAATGGGCAACATCCCGAGCTAGAAAGATGTGCCCGATAAAGACTTCACAACTCATTGTGGCGGCGCTCCCATGCCCATCTCAGGTGGCATCGGCGGCGGGGTTCCCATGCCCATCTCAGGCTGCATGGGCATCTCGCGCTCTGCGCTAGGCGACACAAGCTCGCCATTATTCATCATGCCGGCCAAAGTGCCCATTATAATGTCCTGAATCTGTTCCTCACTCAAACCGCTTTCAACTGCCTTGATGCGGTCAGTTTCGGCGCCATACGCCTTGACCTCGGCTTCAAACTCCTTGATTTGCACCTCGCGGGCTTCCATCGACTGCTGCACGCGCTGGAGCATCTCCTGCATCATCTGCATTTCTTGCCCCATAGCCTCCATTTGCTGCTGGGCAGCCTGAAGCGCCGGGTCGTCCTCGTCCGCCATTAGCTTCGGATCAATCGTCTTAGCCAGCCGTTTAGCAATCTCTTGAGCACCTGGCCAGTCCATGTTCTTGACAAACAAGTCGCCTGCAACTTGCCACAACGCCGGATTGGCTTGCAGAATTTGCCCCATCGCGTCCATCGCCTCTTGGCGCTTGGTCGCGTAGGACGGGCCGGTCGTGACCGCAACGTCGTACTTACCAACAGACGGGTTGTAAATCTTCTCGATCACAATACCCGCATCGTCCATTACTCGGCGGACAGGCTCAGTCTGCATCGGGTTGATCTTAGCCGTCGCGGTTTCTCCATCAATGCCGATGATTCGCGCGATACGCTGGGTATCGTAAATCTTCGGAATCAAATCAACGAGTTGGCGCGTCCCATAGCGAATAGCCCGAGCTAAGTTATCTACAAAGTGATATGTACCTGTGTCGCCTTGCCGTTCACGCGCCAAGATGGCCCGACCCGTGCGCTCATTGGACCGTATACCGAGGCTGGCCTCGTACTGGCCGGTAGCGGCCTTGATGTCGTCGGCAGCGCCCATCTTTGCTTGGATTAAGCCTGTCTGGGCGAGCGGTGGCGGGGCACGCTGTGGCAGCGGCAGGACTGCGCCCTGTCCGTCTGTCACGTCGGGGTTAACTTCGAGGTACGGCCAGTTCGTCGTGTTGGCCGTCTTCCATTGCTGTTCGTAGCCTTCAAACTGACCGCCGTAGCCGATAAACGGCGCCTTGGGCGCCAAGGCCAGCATCTCTGCTTCCTGCGACACCCAGTAGTTGTACATGCGCTGGGCGTCCTTGGCGTTACGCACAAGGCCCGACACGTACATGCGGCCTTCAACTTCAAACTCGTTACCGATTACACGAATAACCGGAATCCATTTGCCAAGCCACTCGCTTTCTTCAAGCAGTTCGTAACCGTTGGTCTTGACCCATTTGACGCGTTTTACGTCAACTTCGCGCTTACGGATCGGCTGAAGGCCGAGCATTTCCAGCTCTTGCGCTTCAGGCGACCCTTCAAACGCCGTTTGGTTGCCGGCATACAGATTCAACGTCTCTTTACTGTGTTCTTTGTAGAAATACTCAGCAATTCGGACGGTATCTTGGTTAATCCACTGCGAAAGCGCCTGATCGCCTACACCACGCTGCAAAACCGACGAAATCGGCTCTGCATCGGGGTACGCACGCTCAAAATCGGCCTTTGGGATGTCTTCGGTAATGAAGCACCACTCCGCATCCGCCCCGCAAGGGTCTTGGATGGTCGGGTCCATGTACACACTGAAGCTATTTCGGATGCGGCCTATGCGAAGGTCTTGATCGAACGTATTTTCGTCGCAGTATTCCGTCAAAATGCGGAAATACCCTTCGCCATAAGTTACCTGGTTGTCGCACGCGGTGTCGTAGGCGACATCCGCATCCGAAATGTACTCGATGTGACGAACAATTCCGTCAAAAACCTCTGCTACTTCAACGTCGGCCTTGTCATCGACCGGAATAACCTTACCAGCAGGGCGATTCTGACGCTGATCGTTGGTTACCTGCCGCACGTGCTGCGGCAGCTTGTTGATGGTCAGGCACGGACGCGCGTTGACCGTCTGTCCTTGCACCGAGCCGCGCGTTGCCAACACGTCTTGGGGCCACTGCCACTGATTGTCCGGCGATCCTGCCATGAAACGCAGGTCATCTAGCTCGTCTTGGCGGCTGTCAGAGTACGCCGAGAGGGCCATAGTAAGGCGCGAGCGCGCCGTGGCCAGTACATCAGCTGGGTCGCGGGCGGCTTTGCCCCGGTTGGTCGGCGTGTTGGCAACGCGAGCGGCGCCTCTAAGCCCTGTGGGGTCTTTTGCCATTACTTGCGCTTCTTACCTTGTGCCTTACGCTGGACCGCATACGCAATCGCTACAGCCTGTTTTGACGGCTTGCCAGCTTGCATCTCCGCTTTGATGTTCTTGCGGAACGCGCCTTTGCTTGCGGACTTAACGAGCGGCATTAGCGAGCTCTCCCCCGGCTGCGCATCGGCATGGGCGAGGGGCGGAAGTTCGTCGTTGTGCGGATAATGTCCTCAGACACGCGCCGGGGCGGCATCGGCATCCGAGGCTGCTGAGCAGCCGAAGCAGAGGGTTGGGCCAGCATTTCGCCAATTGTGGCGCGTTTGGAAACGCCCATGGGGCCGTATCGCATGATTACTTCCTCTTTTTGGCTGTCTTAGCCGATTGACGGAACGCTTTAGCGGTCGGTGCGCCTGCGGCGCCCGGTTTGCGCATCTTCTCACCACTGCCGGCTGCAATGCGCGCCCGCTTAGCGTGAATGTTACTATACAAGCCTGGCTTAGCCACATTTCCACCTTCTTAGTGACGCCCGTGCCCGTTCGGCTGGCCCCTTGGCCTTAGCCACCACACCCTTCATGCGCGCGCAGAACGACTTCTTACGCCCTTCGTCCGCCTTAGTCTTGGGACTGGGCGCAGGAGCCTTGAGGCTGCTACCCGTAGCGCGGTTGTACTTGGCTCGGCCCTTGGCCGTCAAGCCCGCACCCTTCGACACGGGCTGCTTCTCACCGCGACCTACCGACAGACTGACCGACTTGCGTGCCATCAGGCCCCCATCCAACTGCTCGCCATGCCGTTGCCACCCTGCTGGGCGACCACTCGTCTTGGTATGTCGCGCGCCTCACGGCTTGCAAGCGGGTAGGCGAAAGTGACGGCGAGCGCGTCTGCCGCATCCGGCGACGCTTGACCTCTAGCCTTCATCTCTTTCTTACCTTCCAAGAAGATCGTCCCCGACGAGTTAGGCTTGGTGTGCGGCCCGCACAAGTCCGACTTGAGTAGCCGATCAGGCGGGATGCTCGCCGTGCGTAGCCATTCCCGCATGTCGCCCCACATCTCGGCGCGCTTGTTGCCCCACATCACGGGGTTCTTAGCCTTCCAGCCAAAGTTTACCCCACGAACCTTATACCGCTGCTCTTTCAGCCGGTCAAGT